GTTTCGTTTATCATATTTAGGTTTTTACGGAGACATAGAACCAACACCAGAAACTATGAAACTTGCAAGACAATCTGGTGCTTTCAAATTTCCAGTAGGAACAGATGCAAAATTTATAACAAAAGATATCAATGATACATTTTTGGAAAATCATAAAAAAACATTAGAAACAAACATATTAAAGTTTTCATCTGTTGTTGATTATACATCAGAATCTTTTTCTGGTGGTACAGTAACAGGTGAAAGTAGAAGATGGAAATTATTAGCACAAGAAAATCTTGGAAAGATGAAAGAAGTAAAATTTAGTCGTGCGTTAAATGATCAATTTAATCTATTAACAAATTTTTGGAAAATTAAACAAATAGTTATTAATCCAGAAGATATTAGATATGAGTTTAATCGTTCACTTCCTACCGAGCTCGGAACATCTGCTGATATAGCAAGCAAATTAAATGGTATTATCTCACAAGAAACATTGTTGAGTTTGATGCCTTTCATTGATGACCCACAGGAAGAAATAGCTAAAATGAAAAAAGAAAAAGAAGAAAATGCAAATATGATTAATCTTGATGATATAACATCATCTCCGGTAGATAATAATAAAGATGTATCAAATGACACTAACCAACAATAAAAAACAATTAATAAAAATATATAAATCTGCTCTAAATAGAGTCAGGGCAGAATTTATGCGTTTACAAGAACGATATGGTACAAATATGTCATACGGGCAATTACAAAACTTAAATAGATTATCAAATTTAGATAAGATAATAAATGATGAAATAAAAAAGTTAGGAAGTAAAACAATATCGATAACAGATAATTCCATAAAAACATTGTATGAAGAAAAATATAATGAAGTTGTAAATAAGATACCTAAAGAAATAACAGAAACTATTGGATTTGGATTAATAGATAAAAAGGCAGTAGAAAAGTCTGTTGATAACACATTTAAATCAGTAACATTAAAAAATATAAACAATCTTCAACATGAGGTTAATACTGAAATAGCTCAAGGACTTATTAAAGGCGAGTCATATGAAAAAATATCAAAAAAAGTAACAGAAAGATTTAATGTATCTGCTAATAATGCTTTAAGAGTAATTAATACAGAGACTCACAAAGTAGTAAATAAAGCTGCAGTTGATGTTTATAATAAGGTAAAAACGAGTGCTGAAAATCTTGGATATAAAATAAAGAAGAAATGGGTATCAGTTAAAGACAATAGAACTAGAGAACTACACGCAGAAATGGATGGTGTTTATGCAGATGATGATGGTAATTTTAAATTACCTGATGGAACAGTAACACAGGCTCCTGGATTAACAGGAAAAGCCGAACATGATATTAGATGCAGATGTATATTTATTACAGAGATTATAAAAAATTAGCCAACAATTAAGCGTTTTTTAATAAAATATATATTTATATACTAACAATACCAACAAAATAGGACTTGTTAGGCTGAGTACTAACAAGGGTAAAAGGAGGATTAAAATGGAACAAGTACAAGAAGCAGTTGAGACGAAAGAAGTAAATAAAACTTCGCAGGACGATATAAAAAAATATTTAGAGACTGATGAAGGTAAAAAATTTCTTAACTCATATACTGACAGTCGTATCACTAAAGCAATAAAGACATATGAAGAAAAAACTTTACCTGGTTTAGTAGATGCTAAAATAAAAGAAATGTATCCTGAAGTATCTCCGGAGCAAAAAGCTCTAAAAGAAATGCAGATGGAACTTGAAAAAATTAAAAAGGAAGCTATGCGAGAAAAGTTATTAAATAAAGCTCTCAAAATAGCAACCGAAAAAAATCTTCCAGCTCAAATTATTGATAGATTTCTTGGTGACGATGAAGAAACGACAGTTGAAAATTTAACATTATTAGAAACAATATTAAATGACGCTGTCAAGAAAGCAATTGAAGGAAAATTACCTGAGTTAGGTCGTTCTCCGGAAAGAGATAAGAAGCAAAATGGACCAATGGATATTGCAAAAATGAGTAAAGAAGATTTTATCAAATACGCAAAATTATAAAATCTTAAATAGGAGTAATCAAAATGGCAAACACAAGTTTAATTTCAACAGTATATAGTGCTCGTCTTTTAGAACAATTTAAAACTAATTTGGTTTTCGGTAACCTTATTAACTCAAGTTGGGCAGGCGATGCAGTAAATAACAAAACAGTAAAAATTAATTCTGTTTTAATACCTTCATCTAGCACATACACACCTGAAAGTGACATCACAATCGGAACTTTAATGGCTGCAAGTCAAGATTTAACAATTGACCAATATGAGTATTTCGCAGTTGATGTTGATACAGTGATAGCTGGTCAATCCGTAGTTAACAATGCTTTATTGACAGAAGTAATTGATAAAGGTTCGTTTATATTAGCGAAAGGTGTCGATAGTTATATAGCTAACACTATGTTCAGCGGTGTTGCACCTACTAATTTAATTCCAAGTGCATCTATTACTGCATCATCTGATGCTTATGATTATGTAGTTAAATTAGGACAAAAACTTGATGAAGCAGATGTCCCTGAAATGGGTCGTTTTGTTGTTGTATCAAGTGCTTTCAAAGGTCTTTTACAAAAAGATAATCGTGTAACTTTAGCAACAAATGCATTAGTTAGTGGTCAAGTACCAATGGTTAATGGTATGAAAGTTTTCTGGTCAAATAATCTTCCAAAAACAGGAAACTATACAAACATCATTGCTGGTGTAAATGAAGCTACTGCATTTGCATATGGCTTAAAGGATTTGAAAGTTTTCGAACCAGAAAAACGATTCTCACAAGCTGTTAAAGCATTACTTGTTTATGGTGCAAAAGTTGTTAATCCAAATGGCATTGCAGTATTTCCTTGTATTGTTAACTAATTAAAATAAACTAATTAATGTTAATGGCGCTCTTTACGAGCGCCAATTTTTAATTTAATACAAGGGAGTAATATTATGTCTGATGTATTAATTACGCTTGATGAGGTAAAATCCATACTTCAAATAACATCTAATACACATGATGATTTGATAGAAAATATATTAATACCAGCAATAGAAGATTTTATTACTACATATTGTAATGATGATTTTCTTGATGGCTTCCCTGATGCTTTAAAATTGCCTGCCGCAAAGATGATAAAAATAGAACTCTCAAAATTAACTCCAGGTGTAACAAGTGAGACAATAGGAAGATACTCGGCCTCATATATCGATGGATATCCAAAATCAGTAACAGATTTATTAAATCCATATCGTAAGGTTTATTTTATATAATGATAACAGATTTCTACAATAGCGCATTTGTGATATATAGAGACACAGAGATTACATCATCTTATGGTGCTCCGATATTAACATCATCTGTTTATTTGACAGGAAGTTGTTTTATAGAAGCAATAGACGGTAATGAACAAGTTGTAAATGATAAAAATGAAGTTATTGCAAATTACTTATTAATAACAGATGTTGATGGTATAAATGAGGCAGATACATTGATATGTGATAACAAAACATATGATGTAAAATTTGTAGATAATTTGCACGGACATCACATCGAAATATTATTGAAAAAGAGGGTTTAGAAATGTCAGAAAATATTTTGATAGATGATATACCGGAAGAACTAAAAAATGTACATGCAACTCAGTATGATATTTCTCAAATACGTAAATCATTATACGAGATAAAATCACATTTACAAAAAATATATAATGCGATTGAGGTAAATAAAGCATCTCAAGCGGGTATATGTGGTGTTCAGAATGCAAGGACAACAACTTTGGAAAATAAAGTTGGTGAAATTGATAAAAGAGTACGGGATTTAGAAGATAACTCAGATGTTCCTAAAGATGTAGAGGATTTGAAAAATCGTATGAACAAATTGGAAAAAATGATTTACATGGGTTTAGGCGCATTAGCAATATTACAGATATTAATACCAATTATTACTCATTTATTATGGACGGTTCCTAAATGATGAAAAATAAAATAAAAATATCGGAGTTTTTCACAGAGAACAATGGAAGATTGTCATCAACACGATTATTAATGATAACAGTATTAATGTTGTTAGTATTTGATTGGTTGCATGCAATATATACAATTGGTTCGTATGTGATAAGTTGGGAAAAAGTGGCTCTTATTAGTGCTGTATTTGGTCTAAAAGGTGCTCAAAAGATGTTTGAAGGAAACTCAATTCCATTTGATAGCTATGATAATATTAATTATAGGATAGAAAGAGATGACAGAAAGAGAAATAAAAGAACTTATTAAGAAAGAAGTTAAAGATAAACTTGAACTTATTGGTGCAGTTATTGAAAGTGAAGCTAAAAAAAATATTGTAGATATGAAAGCCGTTGATACCGGAAGACTTCTTAACTCAATAACTCATGAAGTGGAGAATGATACTGTACGCATCGGAACAAATTTAGACTATGCTCAATTTGTAGAACTTGGAACTTATAAAATGCAACCGAGACCATTTTTGAGAATGGCAATTGTTCAAGCAAAAAATGAAATTGAGGAGATATTAAAGAGATGAGCATTGGAACAATAACACAAGAAATAAAAAAAGCTGTTCATCAAAATGCAGCATCTTGGACAACACTAAATAAAGTTTATTATACGAACGCTACTCAAGGAACTGCATTTCCGTATGCAGTATTTTTTTTAATAAATGATTCTGAAAATGGTTCATCGACGGGTGATAAATATTATGATGTAAAATTACAATTTAATGTTTACAGCGCATCAGTTGATAATGGCGACTCCGTTGAGACAATACTTGATGAGATAGAAAATAATATTAAAAATTTGTCTGTTGATGGATACACAATACAACGTATTAAAAGAGATTTTAAAGTGCCACCAGCTTATCATGATAAGATATGGCAAGGCGTTTTACAGTTTAATATACATATCGGATAAAAACAAGCGATTTTCTTAATTGCTGGATATTTATAAACATATAAAAAAAATTTAAGTAATAAAAGGATATAATGTCCTCGAAATCTTCTTTAGGCACTAAAGATTTAAAGAACTAAAGAACTAAAGAACTACAAAACAACTAAAACATAAAGGAGATACACAATGGCAAAGTTAATTTTTTCAACAACAGGTAGCGTTTTCATTTTTGACGGAACATCATATTATTTAACAAATATGACATTGAGTGAAACAAAAAATAAAATCAATGTAACTGATACAGGTACTTCTGGTGACGGGACCGAGTATGTTTACGGAAGAACAGACAGAACTTTCACAGTTGATATTATGAAACCATCAGGAAGTGTTGATTTTACGTTAGGTGTTCCTAAATCTTGTATAATAAAATTTGAAGGACATCAATATGTTGGTTCAGCTTCTCTAGATAGCAAATCAATCGAAGGTTCTATCGATAATGCTGTTAAAGTAAAATACGCTGGAACTTTTCAGGGAGCAATAACTAATTAATAAAAGTTAAAATTAAATAAAGGCACTGTCATATCGGTAGTGCCTAAAAATAAAAATTATTAAGGGAGATAATAATGGAAAGAAAGACAAAAGAAATAAATCTTTTTGGTAAGAAACTTTTATTAGGAGAAAGAACCGCAATAGATGTTTTAAACTTATCAGAAGCATTAAAAAATTATGATATTGAAAAAAAATCGGAACCTTCTTTTTATCTTCTAACATCCGCGACGGTAATTGAGGATGCATTGAAAATTAATATAAACAATCTCAAATGGTATAACTTTTTAAAAAAAAGGAAATATCGAGTACAACTATCCGCGCAATACCTACTAAAAAATCTTACACAACAAGAATTAATGAAATACACACAAGATGTCTATGAGTTAGAAGGACTTATAAAAGATAGTAGTGGTGGTGTTGGTGATGCAGAAAAAAAAAGTCAACAATAATTAGCCGTGATGTTTCAACAGCGTTCATTTGTCATTTCTTTCATATACCTATTACTGATGTTGAGTTATTACCTATAACAAAATACAGAACACTTTTAACTCAATCTTTAAATCTTGCTTGTGTTTATCGTCAATTGGAGTTTGAACTACAAACTGATGAAGATAAACAACAACAATTGAAAGATGAGTATGAACAATTTAAAGCCTTTCAAGAGGCTACAAAAAAAGAAAATTGATGGAGTAATATTATGTCTGTAAAACTTGAAGAACTTTATGTAGAGATAAAAACGAAAACAGATAGTTTTGAAAAAGATTTATCTGAAATAAAATCTAAGTTAGGCACTATTGGTTCATCAGTCGATTCTGTTTCGGAAAAAACGAGCCGTTGGGGTAATATAGCCACCGGTATAAATCAAACCTTTCAAACTTTCAAAGATACTTTCGTACAATTAAAAAATTTAATCGGAGACTCCGTAAAAGCGGCTGCTGATTTAGACGTATTGCGTTCAAATTTTCAAGGTAGTACTCAAGATATAGAACTATTTAGAAAAGCAACTTCAAACACATTAAGTGAAGCAAGTCTTATCAAGCTATCAAATCAAGCCACGGACTTAGGACTTTCATTAGAACAACAAGCAATTTTCTTTACATTGTCAAAAGAAGCTTCTGAAAAATATGGTATATCGACGGAAGAAGGTTTTAATAAAATAATCAGAGCAACAGAAACATCAATTAAAGGACTTTCAAAATTAGGTATTGAACAAGCAAGATATAATGAAATATTGAAAGATTTTGAAAGAGAACAGGGTAGAAAACTTTCTGATATGGACGCCGAGGAACAAAAGCAATTGAAAATACAAGCAGTTTTGATAGCGAGTGGTATTACATTAGATGATGTAAAAAATAAAGAAATGAGTAACGCTGATGCTATGGAAAGTTTATCAAGAGCAACAGAAGAAGCTAAAATTAAAATGGGTAATCTTGTTGTTCAAGCATTAAAACCATTGCTAAAATCGTTAAAAGATAATGATAGTGGTTTCAGAACTTTTGTTGGAACTATATCAGCTGTCGGTTCTACAGTTATTAACTTAATACCGATGATTTTACAATTAGCTCAATTAAAGAAATTATCTGATATAAAAACTGCCGCAACAGCAGTATCAGGCGTTGAAACCGCAATGTCAGGTATTGGAGTAGCCGCTAGTGCAGCAGAAGCACCGATAACAGGATTTTTTACAACACTGAGAACTGGTTTAATGTCAATAGGCGGAGTTGCTAGTGTTTTTTTAGCAGTTGTTGCCGGTATTATGTTACTAACAAAAAATATAAACGAAAACGTAAAAGCAATAAAACAGCATAGGAAAGATGTTGATGATGCTTATCCTAATTGGGATAAATCCGGTTTTGGTGTTAAAAATCAAGCTGATATTACTGATAGAAAAAAATCAACTCCGGAAGGTACTGTAAATTTAGGCAATTATTTGGAATTTCAGAAAGATAAAAAGATTCTTGGTAACACCTCTGACACAGAAAAACAAAAGATTTTAGTAAGTGATATAGAGGCCAAAATAAATAAAATAAAAGATGCACAAAAAAACATGGAAGTTGGTTCTAAAGAACTTGCTAAGAGTTGGGCTGAGATTGAAAGACTTCAAAAACAAATCGATGAACCAAAGAAATTAACAGATGAAGAAATTAAACATAGAAAAGAGCTTGCTGAACAATACAAACAAGAAACTAAAATATTTTTGACAGAATATGAAAAAAGAAAAGATGATGCACTTTATGCATATAATCAGGATTTGGAAAAATATAAAGATTTAGAAAAACAAAAAATAATAACACATGATGAAATGTTGAAAATTGAAAAAGACAGACAATTACAATATAATAATGAAATAAAAAAGATTGATGAAGATAGAATAAAGCAAGAAACTGAGTTAAAAATAAAAGAGATAGATGACCAAGAGTCATTAGACTTAATGTTGTTAAAAGGTAAAGATGCCACTGAGTTGCAGTTGTTAGAAACGCAAAAAAAATATGCAAATGAACGCATACAGGCAAAGAAAGATGAGTTAGAAAGTATTAAAAATTTGTATAAGGTATCAGATTTCGATGATATAATAAAAAATTATACTACACTAGAATTACCAAATAAATACACAAATAACACTATGACTGATGAAGAAAAAAACAGTCTGAAGAAAACATATTTAGATCTTATACCTATATTAAAATCCATCAATTTAGACATTGCTAAAGAGATGGCAAACTTAACTTTAATAAGTAAAAATGAAGATGATATTAGAAAATCAAATCTTGACAAATACTATGAGTCAGTTAAATATGCTGATAAGGACTACTATGATTATAAGATAAAACAAATGGAAGAGTATTTAGCTAAAGCTGATAATCTTGATGAAAAAGAAAAAGCTCTTTATAGAAAAGTTGAGACTGAAAAAATTAAAAAAGAAAAAGATGATGAAATGTTAAAGAAATGGAAGAGTGATAATCCATTTGGTGCAGAGATGATGAAAGTAGCTTTGGGTGGTATTGATGTTATATCTGACGCTTGGAGCAACTTTGCTACTACAATGATTATGACAAATACAAAGATAGGAGATGCTTTGAAAAGTCTCTGGTCAAATATAGCAAGTTATATTATTTCAGAGATATCTCGCGTTTTGGTAAAGATGGCATTGATTGAAGGTATCAAGGCAATATTTAGCGGAGCCACAGGTGGTTTTGGTGGTGCTGTAATTAGTGCATTAGGTGGACATGATGGTGGAACATTTTATAATGGTCAAAAGATAGCAGCATATGCAACAGGCGGTTCTTTTATTGTTCCCGATGGTTATCCGAACGACTCGTATCCATTAAGAGTTGAAAGTGGTGAAAAGGTAACAGTAACACCGAGTGGAGCTGTCGGTCAACAAGAAAAGTTGTTAGGTGAGTTGATTGGTTCAGTAAGAGCTTTAAACAAAAACTTTATGATGAAAAATATGAGTGTAAATATTGAAGCAAATGTTGATGGATTAACATTTGTAAGACGAACAACAAAGCCTGCTGAAAATATATTGATTAAAAACGGATATAAGTTGGAGAACTTATAATGCAAATAAAAATATATAGAGTCGAGGATAATACCTGGTATGATGCCTCAGATTATGTAATTGAAGGAAACAATATACCTATATATGAAAGGAATGAGGATTGGACTCCAGTCATTACCACTTCAAAAATTGGAGTTTCATTTTTATTTCCTAAAACAATTTCCATCGGAGATAAAATACAACTTTATATGGATGATACTCACTATTACAACTATATAATCAGAGATGTACAATATGATTATCCAAAGCGTGTGTATGATATAACTTTTGAGAAAAATTTAGGACAGTTGAAAGATGTTAAAATATGTAGAACATTATTAGAACCATTGATAACAAACACATCAGATCATAAAAATTATATATATCAAGATAATAGCGGTAGAGGTAATACTTCTGTGATTTGGGCTATGAAACAGATGTTCGCTTATTGTGGATTAAATCTTGACGTATCAGAAGTTGCCACAGTTCAATTAGGAACATTTAACTATGGCATTTTTGGAGGGGAAAGAGCAAATGTATATGGTCAGGACATTAAGATGGATCAATGTATGCTTTATTTATTTGGATTTAATAAAAATTATGTAGGTGATGATACTGGATTTAATAATGGTAATGGAAAAACTACAATTTCTGATGGCGATGAGAATCGTGCCTATTTATGGGATTTTATCTCCGAAATATGTATGCATTTTGGTTGGATGATATATAATTATCAAGGAGATGATTTTAAATTAATATCTAAAAGAAATTTAACTGTTTATACACCACCGGACAGTATATTAATTAATAAAACTCAACAAAAGTATTACAGAAAATATAAAACTTCTCAATATAAAGTTTACTATGATGATAGAGATCAATATTATTATAGAACTTGGCACGAAACTGAAGGACAACAAGAGTGGGATGGACAAACACAAGCTGATATAGTTCATCAAATGCCATATGCTATGAGATTTTTATTTCAAGATAAAACTTTACCTGATGGTTATATTGCACAGCCGGAATATGATGGTGGAACATTTTGGCAGATGTATAGATTACCACTATCTGGTAACTTTATGAACAACTGGGGTGATTTCCAAACAAAAAATTATACTAAATACACATATACGACTGAAATACAGAACACAATACCACAAAATGATATTTTAACAATGTCAATTAATTTGAAAGATAGAACAGCTGAAATTGAAACAATTGTCTTTGATTAAGGAGATATAATATGGCACTATTTGGAACTTCATTTCCTAAAATGGTATCAGTAAATGGAAATGTAACAGCAAATTTTGAACACTCATCGATAGAAACTGAGTGGGTAGAGCCTAATATAATCGAACATAAATCGATTGTAACTGGTGTTAGAAATTATTTAACATCTGAGTCAGATGGATTTGGAGATTATAGTAATTTCACAGTTACATTATATTTATCAAAATATGATTCTCCAGCAATAAAATTTAATGAAATATATGCTTTTAATCATACAGATGTTTATTTCTATCCGCATAGTGATGGAAATCCTGTTCGAGACTCGTTAAATAATAATGTTGTGTTTCATATAACAGATATGAAATTAAATTATTTAGATACTCCTGATTTTAAGGATGTATTAGTAGTGACATTTAAAAGTAAAAAATATACAAACTTAGCTAATAGTCTTGCATAGTAATGATTTTTGGAACTCAAATACCGAAAATACAGAGTACAATAAGTTCAAGTGTATCTATGTCATTATATGACAGTGAGTTAGATCCTACTTTCTTAGATCCAAATGTACTGGAACAAAAATCAATAGTAACAGGAATGAGAAATTATATTCCATTTGGTGATTATGCTGAGTTTGATGTTGTAATAAATATATTTAAGGGTAATACTGATTTCGAGACGCTTAAAAAATGGGATAAACAAGAAGTATATTTTTATCCACATAGAGATGGTAATGTAATTAAAGATAAATATAACGAACCATTAAAATTTACAATACAAAGTATAGAGCCATATTATTTAACGCAAGATGAAAGATATGATGTGGCAATACTAAAATTAAAATCAAAAGATTTTGCACAATATATACCAATACCTGCTGGTGGTTATGGTTCAAATTATGGTATGTATTATGGTATAGGATTGTAAGGAGATATAAATGCCAATAAGTTTTACTACTCATTATAATTTAGGTAAGTGGAACGATGGAGATAATCCAGGCGCAGCTGCTTTAAATAACAACTGGGATGTTATAGATACAAAAATACATGATGTATCAGTTATAGCACAAAATGCATATACATCATCTTTATCACAATCATTATATATATCTGATCCGATTTATCGTAGTGGAAGTAATGCCGTAATTACACTCAGATATGATACAGGTAGTTTTACTATAGTAAGTGGTTCATTAAAATTATCAGCTTCATTTGCACAAAATTCCGGCTCATTTACAGGAAGTTTCTCCGGTTCGTTTTTTGGTCAGTTCACAGGTTCAATATCTGGTTCTGATATTACAGGCATTTCAAGTTCATTTTCATATGTATCATCATCTGTTGTTAGAACTGAACATATAGTTGCAACAACAGGTTCATTTAACTATTTAGATA